CTCGTAGTGGGCAAGCATGGCAGATCCTTTCGGTTAGGTCGTGACGGCAGATATAGGACCGATCCTTAACCAATACAAGGACCGATCCGCAGATAGTTTAGCCGAGGTCTGCCCAGTTCGGGCCGACCCCCCCTTCGATCAAGTTATCGGTCGGAGCGCCCGGGAAGAAGTCGACGTAGGCGGCGGTCATATCCTCCGACATCGCGCGCTTGACGATCTCGGCCTGCGTCTCGAGCGCCTCGTCGATCAGGGCGTCGTGGATCGTGGCAAGCAGCAAGGTGCGCGCCGGATCGAGCTCCCCGGATCCGCGCAGCCGATCGAGCGTCGTCTTGTGCCGAGTGATCGCGCGCGCCATGACAGAGAGCGCGGCGCGCTGGACGGGATAGTTCGCGCACTTGGGGAGATCCGCGTTTCGCTTGCCCAGATAGATCGTCCCGCCGTCGCACATGGTCAAATAGCCGGTCGCTTGCGCCTGCTCTTGCATCTCGAAGCGATAGGCGAAGGCGCGCTTGTAGCGGTTCGCCCAGAAGTCGATGTAGGTCTGCGCCTTCTCGATCGGTGTCCGCATCGTGATCGAGAGCCCGGCGGCGGCGGATCCATAGATGATGCCGAAGGAGACCCCCTTCGCTGCGCTGCGCGCCACTTTCCCCTCCGGGGTCTTCTTGTCGATCTTGTGCCCAGCGATCACTGCCGCGACCTCGGAGTGCACGTCGCCGAAGACGACGTCCTCGAGGAGCTGGTCGTCGCCGGACAAGAGCGCGAGGACGCGCATCTCGATCGCCGAATAGTCGTAGGAGACGAGCAGAGATCCGGCGGGCGCGATGAAGCTCTTGCGGACGCGCGTCTGATCCTCGTCGTCGTCGAAGAGCTTCTTGTCGCGGGGGACTTGTTGCAGGTTCGGGCCGGAGCTCGAGAAGCGACAGGTGCGCGCCGCGCCGACGTTAAAGCGCGCGCGGACACGTCCATCAGGCGAGCGCGCCGCCGTGTCGATCACGGTCTGGCCGAAGCTCGAGATATATTTCTGGATCCGCCGGTAGCGCGACAGCGCATCGAGCGCAGCCTCGACCGGCGTCCCGGGGAAGAGCCCGGCCATTTTTGCCAGCGCCTCGCCCGAGATCTCGAGCTGGTTCGTCTTCTCGGTCTTCGGCCAGACCGACAGCACGCGATCGGGGAAGATCCGCGCGAAGAAGTCGGAGAATTGCGGGTTCGAGTTCAGGTTCGCGACCTCGGTCTCGGGGATTAACGCGCGGACCTGCGTCGCGAGCTCGTCGCGGATCTCCTCCCAGCGGCGCACCAGCTCCTTGTGCGCGCGCCGATCGAGCAGCATCCCCGCCTCTTCCATCTCGATCACGCCGAGCGTCATGTCATCGAGGAGCTGGGCGGCGCGGTCGTGGGCGGCGGTCGTCTTCTCTTTCCAGTATTGCCAGAGCTCGAAGGTGACGTCGGCGTCGCGGATCGCATACTCGAGCTGCGACGCAGAGAGCTCCGGCGCGCCCCAGTTTGAGACCTGCTCGTCCTTGGCGAGCTTCTGCTCGAGATCCCATAGGACCATGTCGGCCAGCGAGAAGCGACCGCCCCCCATGCGAGCGCGCCGCAGGTGGCCGACGTCGATGATCTCGGGCGTCGCACCGGCGGCGAGGAACCAGCGCATCTCGAAGCCGGAATTAAAGACGACCCAAGGGCCGGGCGGGACGAAGAGATCCGCGCAGGCGGCGAAGCCGCCGGGGATCTGATCAAAGTCGATCACGCAGCGCACCTCGTCGTTGCGGAGCTGCGCGAGCCGCACGCGCCCGTCTACGGGCCGCAGGGACGTCGTCTCGAAGTCGAGGGCGGTGGCGGTCTTGCACTTCAAAAGCACGCGCCACAGGGCGGCTCTGGTCGTTATGAGGTCGTATTCCATGCGGCAGGTCCAATGGGAGGAAGGGGAAAGGAAGGGCGCGGAAGGGGAAAGGAAGGAGGCGCGCAGAGCGCGCCCCCAAGAGTTTAGCGGCGAGCCTTCGGCTTGGTGTAGGACGGAGCCGGAGCGGCGTCCCCGTAGACCAGCTCGTCGAGCGAGGCGTTCCCAGCAAAGAACGCTTCGACCTCGTCGCGCGTTGCCCAGCCCGAGACCGCAAACTTCGGTTTGAAGTTCTGCGCGCCTTGAGCCGTGAAGCTCTCAGCACCGAAGCCGAAGATCGGCATCGAGGGCGCGCCTGAGCTCATGCGACGGACGATCTCGTTCAGGAGATCGGTGATCGCATTCCGGCCGGAGACCGAGTTCGTCACAAACTTGACGTTCGTCGCCGCGCCGTCGGTCGACAAGCATCCGAAGCCTAGCGAACGATGCCAGCCTTCGCCCGTCTTCGTGTTGTAGGGCGCGTGGTCGGGCAGGTCGACGTCCTGCACGGCGGCGCGCTTGTTATAGATCGACCACTCGACGCGGTCGATCGGCTTGGACGCCTTCCAGCAGATCCAGCCCTCGATCACCGACTTCGGCTCGAGGATGAACAGGACGTCGTCGGTCAAGTCGGTGCGGTCGCGCCCCAGAGCGTAGGATCCGGTCTTGCCGGAGAACGCGAGATACTGGACGTTCGCGCCGGTCCCGGTGCGCTGCTCGTCCGTCGTGTCGGCCAGCGCCGCGATCATCTGATCGTCAGAGATCTCGGGCAGGGCGTTATTATCGAGGTAGGCGGTCAAAGAAGTCGTCATGATGTGCTCCATTTTTTGCACGTTGCTACATTCCCGCGATTAGGTCGCGAGCGCCTTAACGGTCAACCGTTCGGACGGCAGACCGATCTTTTTGAAGGGCGCGAGATCGATCCCCGCCTTCTCCATTGCTTTTTGATCGAGAGAGGAGCGACCGGCGACGGACGCAAGCTCGACCTCGATGTCGCCGACGATCGTCGAGGCGGTGTTCCGCTTGCGGAGCTCCTCCTTGATCTCTTCGGCGATCTGATCCTTCTCATCGGAGAGCTGGTCTTGCGTCTCCTTGATCTCGACGTAACGCTGCACGATCGCGTCGAGCTGCGAGCCTCGGTTCGAGCGCGTGAACGCCTTCGTCTCGGTCAGGTCGACGCCGCAGCGGGCGGCGTAAGGGCAGGTCTTGCACTCGCCGCTCGAGCGCCCCTCGCGGTCGAGGCGGTCGACGTTCCGCGTCCGCAGCACTTGCCCAGCGCGCAGCGCCATGTCGTCGAGGATCTGCGGGTTCCGCTCGACCACATAGACGTCGAGCTGGTTAAAGTTCGAAGCGTCCATGTAAACGATCAAGCCGCTCTCGATGTCGAGGCCGCGCACCTTGCGGACCAGCTCCATCCCGATCTGGATCTGGGCGACGTGCCCAGCGCGCGGCAGGTTCGCCCGGTTCGTGCGGGGGTCGATCGTCTTGATCTCGAGCGCGATGTGCGCGCCGGAGGCGTTGAACAGCACGCCGTCTGGCGTGGCCGAGATCCGCAGCTCCTCGTCCGCGACGCTCTCCTGATCGTCACCGGCGAACATCAGCTCGATGCCGGAGGCGCGCAGCATCTCGACGACGTACTTCTCGCCGTGCGTGCCGCGCCGGGCAAAGCCCCAATCCTCGGCGGCGTCGCTGGGTTCGTGCTTTGCAAACCATTGCTTGCGGATGCACGACAGCGCCTCGGAGGCATTGAGGTATTTAGAGCGGTCGACGCTCCATGTCTTGCGCGCGTCGATCACGTCCGCGCCGCGCAAGATCGCGCTTTTGAGGTCTTCGGGTGTCATAGTGGCAGGTCTTCCTTGTTAAGGTTGCGTTTGTATTTACGGGCGGCGCGATAGACGCGATCTTTGACGCGCTCGCTTCCCGAGGTCAGAGCGGTGCGAAGATAGGACCGCGAGAACCCGAGCGCGAGACTTGCCTCGCACATCGAGGAGAAGTGCAGACCCTCGATCTCTACCGCTTTTTTGCGAGTGTTACCGAGCCCGAGTTTGTCCATGCTCCCCCGAGAGAGTGCGGAATAGACCGCCTCGATGCTTACGCCAAGAGCCTCCGACGCAGCCTTGACCGAGGGATAGGTGATCCCGCGCACCTTAATCAGCATCACATCCCCTCCGGACGGGGCCGAGGGCGGATCTGGGGCGCGCGCTCGACGTAAAAAATGTGGTTCCCATACATCCCGATTATTTGAAGGTCGTCGGCCCAGTAGGGATCTGCGTTGATCGTCGCGTAGTGGGTCGCGCCGGTGCATAGGTCGCATCCATTCAAGAGCGTCTCGTTCGCGATGATCTGCGCGAGCAGATACGCCTCCGGATCCGTCGGCTTGTCGCTCTTGCCGTCCTCGGTCCAGCTAAAGGCGCGGTGCTCCCAGACGACCTCGCAGACGGTGTCGGGAAAGCCCGGCGTCGCGACGCGCTCCATCGTCACCTCGGCGACGAGGCGCTGGCCGTCGACGCTTTGGTTCCGCGCTTCCCAATATACGTTAAGGGCGAGGCAGGTCGCCGCTGCGATCGTTATCAATTCTCTTCTCCTACGTTGAGCTTCTGGTGATGCCGCGCTTTTTCGCGGCTGATCTTGTGGATCGCTTCGTCGATCTTGGTCTCGGTCTCGAGCGTGTCGACGTGGACATGGCGCTCTTGGCCCATGCGATAGAGGCGCGCATAGAATTGATCCATGATCGCCGGGCTCCAATCCTCCTCGACGACGATGATGCAGTTCCCGCCGCGCTGGAGGTTCAGGGAGACCCCCATCGCGCCGATCTGGCCGACGAGGACGTC